GGTCTATCAGCACCCTTCAGAGAGATGGTGCAGCCGTTGACTAGCTTAATCTGTAGGTTGTTAACGTGTGCTGACGCTATAACGTCATGGCCTAGTTCCAGTAGCAACTGCCACATAATGTCTCTGGCCTGACCCTGTGTAGGGGCAACGTAGAACACCTGACCTTTCTTCTCAGACAAAGCACTGATGATCAACCGCCAAGCAGCTAGTCTACTTTTACCTGTACGTCTACCAGCAGCCACCACTTTAAAGCGTGTAGTGTCTTCCCAGACTTCCTGCTGCCAAGGTAACAGCTCAACTGCTAAATCAGTCAAGCTAGTACGTCCACATTACAGGAGACTCATTACCGTCAAGGTCGCGGATGTCAACATGCACAAAGCTACTAGCAACTCCAACTCCTGAAAAGCCCATTTTGATAGCCTCCTCAACAATCTTAAACCGCTGTATACCGTCTGTAACTTTAATGTCTGCTGCAATGCCTTGGGCATGAGTTCCGGGTGTCTCCTTTTTAGCTTCTATGGGGTGGTCTTTACTTCTATAACCACTCGTAATAACGAAGGGGAACCCACATCTAGCACGTAACAAATCTAACTTAAGCAACAACCTGTCACTAATCTCATTCTCGCCAGTGTACTGACAAGCAAACTCTTCCCTAGTAAAGTAATCTAAGTCTTGATTTATATCATACATCTGTATAGTCCCCTTCTATGGGTTCTTCGCCGCCGGATATGACAGTAGTCTCTCCACCAACACCTGTAATAGAGATGTTGATGGCACTCTTGCCTCCGCTGGCCTTATCCTTCTCAAAATAGCTGACAGGTAGTAACCTATCCATGCAGAGCTTCCATGCTGCCGCTTGATTCTTATGGTCATCGTCCAAGGCTGCTGACAATATACTATCTAGCACCTTCCTACTCTTAGGAGATGCCAGCATCCTAGCCTTGTATTCGTTGATGACTGAAGCATCACCCTTGGGCCGCCCTACTGAGTTACGTTTGCCCTTGGTTTTTGACACAACTGCTGTTTTCTTTGGTCGCCCCACCCGCTTCGCGGGCTGACTACCCTTAGGTTCTTTAGTATTCATTGTATTTCCCTTAGTACTTAAGGATACTTAAGTATACTTTAGTTTATTTCTTTAATTATTATTAAAAGATCAATCCTAACGATGCTTAAGGATACTTAAGGGCGCGAGGTAATCTTTATCTTCTTTAGTATACTATAAATTATACCACATTTCTAACCAAAAGTCAAGTCTTTTCTTTACTAATGTTAACATATTTATACATAAGGGCCGTCCCTTTAATAGCTTTAGGCTATACTGGTGTCAGTTTAGGAATACACAGGTATTACAAGGAGTTATAGTACACACGGGTAGTCATAAGTAAATGTAATTATACACTCTTTTTCCCAAATTGCTACTATTTTGTATACAGGCGGGTACCCATGATAACGCCAGTAATCCCCCGGCCCCCCCGCCCCCTAAGTTATCCACAGGTTATACACAAGCATCCACAAGTTATCCACAGGCTGCCATGTTGGCACGGGTATTGCATGGGATTCCACAGGGTAAAGTGTGGGTATGCATTAGGATACCCATAGGCCACACTAGCAGCCACCACCACTGTATGAATACACAGGTTGACACAAGTTCTGTACTGTGGTATTCACACGCGCACACATAGTATAAAAGGTAGGCTTATCAGTTAGCGACATGCTTATCTATTTGCGACACAGGGTAAATTAATTTCAATATGAGGTTGCATCCTGTACTCAATGCTGTATTGTGTACACATCAAACAAACAAACACAGAGGCAATACAGATGAGCAGATCAATATTAATAGAAGTCAAACAGAGCTACGGACGCAAGGTTATCTACCCGGCCTGTAATAACGCTGAGACGTTCGCTAGGCTTACCGGGTGCAAGACCTTAACCGCACAAACACTTGAGCTGATAGAGCAGCTGGGGTACACTATCGACACAATAACACCAGACTGGAGGAATTGAGATGACATACGGCGACAGCATAGCATTTGCAATACTAGGCATCACAGTGTTAATATGGGTCAACCTACAAATGATGGGAGTAATTTAAAATGAACTGTAAAGCAATATATAAAGTAGAGGATCGCGGTAGCAGGTTTCTCTGTGACGGTGCTATAGAGCTGCCTGATTTCAGGGTTGTTTTGTATGTAGACGGCGAATGGGTAAACGAATGGGACGGTCATTGGACAGAGCAGCAAGCCACTGATAAAGCAAACATAATGAATGATAGGAATGGTTTAAAATAATTAGTAGTTGATTTATCGTGTCCACTAGTATACAGTGGGCATTATTAAACCAACTAAACCAATAGAGGCAACACAAGATGAAACTTAAGCAATTAGGAAGTAACATGACTGAACTAGATATGGGCGACGCACAGGTATTTTTTAGCTACGAGACACCAGTGGCCGCACGTACAGACACAGGTGCGCTGGTGCGTACATCCACCAAGTACAGCGTAACCACCACCAAACATATCAACAAATGGCTACAGGGTTGTGACGCAGTGGAAGTGCCCCAGTCAGTGATTAATGATTTAGTGGAGGTAGCATAATGGGTATTAAAATAGCAAATAAAGATGGCTTTAGATGTGGAGAACGTGCGTATCTAATAGGTAATGAGTTCGGGTTGTTATGTGTCGCCTACGGTAACAATGAGCAGGAGGCGCTGGATAATGCGGTTGATGCTGATTGCATGGACTCTGAGTTAATGTCAGACAACGACCATGCAGAATATGACGCTAACGGGTGGCATGATTCCTTTATATATGCAGGCAACGCCAGCGAGCCATTTTGGAGCGAGTACCTGTGGATTAAACCAGCGAGTGAACGAAAGGAGGTGGCATAATGTACAGGGTCTATTACTACACGTTTGATTACAGCAAATACTATGCTACAATGGCGGAGGCGCATGCAGCAGGACGCGCCTCCGGGTTTCAGGAATATACGATTACGAGGGTTAAATGATGAGCAAATGGGATGACTGGGTGGAGATAAGTACCACCAGAGCAGCGCTACACAATGGCGATGCCCCAGAGTTCTTTCAACGGGCAGGTGATTGGATAGAGGAGCTACAGGCACAGCTGGACAATATGGTCAGTTCTGATAATTTATTTAATGAGGTTAAGACACAGGTGCTGCAGGATTTGATACGCAGTCTGGACGATGACAGGGCAGCCGCGCTGCAGCTAATGGTAGAGCGAGGGCCTGACCATGAATAACTTGTATTTCTACCTTAAATGGTACATAATCGGCACGGTGGTAGGTTTTGCCATAGGATATGGGATCGGAACATGGATACTTTAATTGCGGAGATAGTGGGCTGGTCTACACTGACAGCCATTGTAATAGCAGCACACAAAGGCGTGTTTTGGCTAATGACTAATAACATACTGGAGTATTTTATATGAGAAATAACGAATATCACGGAGACGAGCATATACTGGATGAGGACGAGTATCCACCAATGCAGCAGTGGGAGATTGATGAGGCACTGGCGGATATATTAGGTGATGACAAATGGCTGGAAAAACAACAGGCGAAAACCAATGATAATATTTGACAGGACACTTAGCATAGAGTACCGGGTAGGCGTAGGCTTTGACCTAGAGTTCCCAGACAGTCGCCCGGTATGGTGTACTGACATAAGCACGGGCGAAACCATTACAATGCCCTTTCAGGGTGTCATTTTACATTTGCCCTTGTGTCTGGTATCATATGGCCGGGTTTATGATGAGGTAGAGATATGAGTAGGATTAAAGAAGAGATGCTGGGGTATGACTACGCTCAGAGCGACTGGATAGAGCCACAGGCGCACGTTATGGTCGATGAGCTAGTCGAGTATCAGGTATACTGCATGACGCTCTCAGAGCTAACACAGAGGGTCACAAAGCAGATGCGTGATGAGTACTATAGCAATCCCTATGACGATATGACTATACAATACAGAGAGGCATTCCCAGATGAGTAGATGCAAAGCGTGTGACGTTATCCTGAATGAACATGAACTAAAGAAGGTCGATAAGGAAACCGGGATACACTTAGACCTGTGTAATATCTGCCTGTCTCATAGCGATGAGGCCATGTATGACAGCATAGGGCAATTAAGTGAGAAAGAGTTTGACGTCCTCTTAAATACCTGATACAATACTCAGGTAGTAAGGGATAAATTAATTATTAATCTTTAAAGTATTAACCAAACGATCCTAAGGGGTCACAACTAAGAGGCAGTAACCATGGCAGTATTAGAAGGCTTAGTAGCATTTGAAAACCTAGACGAGCATGAGATGTATCAAGGTCAGTCCACCGGGAAGTTCTCTCTGGTTCTCAGCTTGGATGAACCAACAGCAGATACCTTGGCTGGTTCAGGTGTCAAGCTCCGCGAGTACGAAGGAGTCAAGCAGCGCAAGTTCAGTACCAAGTACGATGTCCCGGTGATGGATGCAGAGGGCAACCCGTTCAAGGGTCGCATTGGTCGAGGCTCTAAGGTGCGTATCATGTACGCAGAAGGCCAGCCACACCCTGTACACGGCACCAGCACGTACCTGAATAAGATCAAGGTGCTTGAGGTAGCTGAACAGGAAGGCGGAGAGGACTTCTAGTGGCGGTTGAGTCAACATTCGTCCAACATGAGCCATGCCCTTCGTGTGGCTCATCGGACAATCTGGCTCGCTATAGTGATGGACATGCAGTCTGCTTCTCTGGGGGCTGCAACCATTACGAACACGGCAACGGCCAGATAGGTCAGGCAGCACAACGTAAACCAATGAGGTCATTAGAGATGACAGGTGTCATAGCAGCAATCCCTGATAGACGTATCTCACAGTCAACCTGCCAGCGGTACGGTGTGACAGTTGAGTACGGTACTGACGGACAAATTGTCAAGCATCACTATCCGTACCATAACAAGGACACAGGTACGGTGACAGGAACCAAGGTGCGGATCACCGAAACTAAATCATTCTATGCAACAGGGGAGTTCAATGAGGCAGGGTTGTTCGGCCAGCAGGCTTTCAAGACGGGCGGTAAGTACATCACGATCACAGAAGGCGAGGCGGACGCACTCGCTGTCAACGAAATGTTCGACGGAAAGTGGCCAGTCGTCTCCATCAGATCAGGCGCAGCCGGAGCAGCCAAAGACATCAAAGCGAACCTAGAGTGGCTTGAGACCTTTGACAATGTGGTGATATGCTTTGACAACGATAAGGCAGGACAGGAGGCAGCCAAGTCGGTGCTTGATCTGTTCACCCCCAACAAGGCCAAGAATGTCACGCTGCCAGCCAAGGATGCAGGCGACATGCTCAAGAGCAATCAGGTGCAGGCGTTTGTCAAGGAGTGGTGGAACGCTAAAGCCTATCGCCCTGATGGTATCGTAGCAGGTAACGAGACATGGGACATGATTATCAAGCAGTCAGATGTCAAGTCCATACCCTATCCTTGGGAGTGTCTCAACGAGATGACCCACGGGTTCCGCAAGCAGGAGCTAGTGACAATCACGTCAGGGTCAGGCATGGGTAAGTCGCAGATCGTCAGGGAGCTGGAGCATTACCTCTTGGGTGCAACGGATGAGAACATTGGTATCCTAGCACTGGAGGAGGACATCCCTAAGACAGCTCTGGGCATCATGTCCATTGAGGCTAACAAGCAGCTTCACTTGGACAAGACAGTCACGCAGGAAGAGAAGAAGGGCTACTGGGATCAGACGCTAGGCTCAGGGCGCATCTTTATGTTTGATCACTGGGGCAGTACGAGCGAGGACAACCTGTTGGGACGCATACGCTACATGGCTAAGGGACTGGACTGCAAGTGGATTATCCTTGACCACCTGAGCATCGTGGTCAGCGATCAGGACACAGGTGATGAGCGTAAGGCTATCGACAGTATTATGACTAACCTCCGCAAGCTGGTTCAGGAGACAGGTGTAGGGCTATTCCTAGTATCACACCTTCGCAGACCCAGCGGTGCCAAGGCACACGAGGACGGTGGTAAGATTAGCTTGGGAGAACTCAGAGGATCGGCGGCAATCGCGCAACTTAGCGACATAGTTATAGGCTTGGAGCGTGATCAACAACACGTTGACCCTGAGATACGCAACACCACCACGGTACGTGTGTTGAAGAATAGGTTTGTTGGACTGACTGGCCCCGCTTGTTACCTGTACTACGACAAGGAGTCAGGCCGCATGATTGAGACTAGCTGTCCTACAGGGGATGACCCGGAGTTCTAATGAAGCAGATTGTATTTGACATTGAAGCCAACGGTTTAAAACCTACAAAGGTCTGGGTAATTGTAGCTACGGAACTGGATACCCGTGAGACGCATACGTTCTCAGGTGACACGCTCCTGTCGTTCAACGATTACATCGCAGGTCTTGGAGAGTGTGAGATCATAGGTCACAACATCATTGACTATGACGTACCTGTCCTTGAGGAACTGCTAGGCACAGACTTTAGTAAGTGCAAGGTGTCTGATACTTTAGTTATGTCACGACTGGCTAACCCATCAAGAGAGGGCGGTCACTCGCTCCGTAACTGGGGTGACAGACTTAATCAATCTAAAGGAGATCATAGTGACTGGGATAATTATTCGCAGGATATGGTGGACTATTGCAAGCAAGACGTTAATGTTAATGTGCTGGTGTACAAGAGATTACTTCTTGAGCTTGCAGATTTTGGAGCTGAAAGCGTTAGCTTGGAACACCAAGTACAAAGCATTGTATCACAGCAAATTAAAACAGGCTGGCTCTTAGATCAAGAGAAAGCATTCGGATTACTAGCAGAACTAAAGGAGAAGAAGAATGACCTTGAAGACGAAGTGCATAAAACTTTCAAACCGTTACCAACATTTGTCAAAGAGATTACCCCCAAGATTAAGAAAGATGGTACGTATTCGGTTGTTGGGCTTAAATTTCTAGGCGAACAGTGGACTACCGCAGTAGCTCCCTTCAGCCGTCTTGACTACCCAGAGTTTAACTTGGGTTCACGGCAGCAGATAGGGCGATACCTCCAGTACTTTGGCTGGAAGCCTAAGCAGTTTACTGAGACAGGACAAGCCATCGTAGACGAGGCGGTGCTGAGTACAGTGAAAGGAATACCACAGGCTTCCCTGATAGCTGAGTACCTGATGATACAGAAGCGTGTCGCACAGGTACAGAGCTGGTTAGAAGCAGTCGAGGACGACGGTAGAGTACACGGGTATGTGAACACCAACGGAGCAGTGACAGGACGCATGACGCACTCTAGTCCCAATATGGGACAGGTTCCTGCAGTCTACTCACCCTACGGCAAGCAGTGTCGTGATGTGTGGACAGTGCAGGAAGGATACAAGCTAGTCGGTATGGATGCCAGCGGTCTTGAGCTACGAATGTTGGCACACTACATGAACGATGAAGGATACACAAATGAAATACTCAACGGAGATATACACACGGCAAATCAGCTGGCTGCGGGCCTTGACACTAGAGATCAAGCTAAGACTTTCATCTACGCTTTCCTGTATGGGGCCGGAGATGCCAAGATCGGAAGCATCGTTGGTGGAACTAGAAAGGACGGTCAACGACTTAAGGAAAAGTTCCTCGCAAATACGCCTGCTCTTGGAGAGTTACGAACACGAGTTGGAATGGCGGCTACAAGAGGCTATGTTTATGGCTTGGATAAAAGAAGGATCGCCATACGATCAGAACACGCTGCATTGAATAGCTTACTCCAGTCAGCCGGGGCTATCGTTATGAAGAAAGCCTTGTGTTTACTGCATGAATATGCTATACTATGGGGTATAGACTTTAACTTTTTAGGGAACATCCACGATGAAATCCAGACAGAAGTCAGACAGGAGAAGTCAGAGGTTTTCGGAAGACTGGCAGCAAGCTGTGTTGAAGCTGCGGGCCTCCACTACAAACTCAACTGCCCTCTCGCCGGAGATTACAAAGTTGGAACCAGCTGGGCAGATACCCACTGATAAGGAGTGTATCAGCTGCTCAGTACCTTTAACGCAAGACAACTGGTATGAGTCCTTTGTAGCTAAGAAGCATTACAAGTGTAAGACATGTTATGACATACGCAGAGTAGAGAATAGGATTAAGAGAGGGGAAAGGTCACCCAGTCTGTTGGCTAAACTGTTTGGCTGGAAGACACAGGAAGTGTACAACCAAGTCAAAGAAGGGTATGTATATGTAATGACTAACCCGGCATGGCCTGAGTGGGTCAAGGTAGGGATGGCGGTAGACTCAGAGGATAGGATCAAGAGTTATCAAACATCCTCACCGTTCAGAGACTACACCTTGGTTTATTCCTACGAGGTAGATGACAGGAGAGCAGCGGAGTCTGCGGCACATGTAAGACTAGCAAAGGAATGTGACAACATCAACGAGTGGTTCAGGTTGCCACCTCCGATAGCAAACGAACTAATACTGGAAGTGATACATGAGTACTAATAAAACAACGGACAATGTAGTAGCGGAC